CGTATCAACAAAACACAAGTAGAATATTAACACCAAAAGCAGATTTAATTACAGAAACATCTATACCTACTTTGAAAAAGTGATAACAGTAAACTTTATTAGGACAAACAACGAGAAAGTCCAAGTAAAGGTTCCTGCAGGATGGACTGTAATGGAGGCTGCCAGAGAGGCAAACTTGGATGAAATACCTGCCACTTGTGGTGGGTGTTGTGCTTGTGGTACTTGCCACGTGTATGTCAACAATGCCTGGATTGACAAATTGGGCGAAATAGATTATAATACACCTGAACAAGAATTATTAGAATATGAAAAAGGTTATAAGAAAGGTATAAGTAGATTGGGTTGTCAAGTGATGTTAACTAAAGAACTTGATAATATCACTTTACATTTATTAGATAATGAACTTTTATAAAAGTGTAATAGAACATAACGGTAAACTTCTTGTAAGAGGTGTACACGAAGGTCAGGAGTATAAAGAGAAGATTGATTATAGTCCTACTCTTTATGCTATTTCACAACAAGATACAGAATTTAAAACACTTACAGGTCAATGTTTAAAACCAATTAAGTTTGGTAGTATCAAAAAGGCAAGAGATTTTAAAAGAAATTATAATACTGAAAATGCACCTATCTTTGGTATGGATCGTTATCAGTATCAATATATTTCAGATGAGTTTCCTAATGATATACAGTTTTCAAAAGACCATATTAAAATATTTACACTTGATATAGAGTGTGGTGCAGAAAATGGTTTTCCTGATATACAAAATCCTATTGAAGAACTATTAGCAATCACAGTTAAAAATCAATCTAACAAACAGATTATTACGTGGGGTACAGGTGAGTTTAAAACTGATAGAACAGATGTAACTTATATAAGATGTAAGTCCGAGAAGGCATTGATTATGGAGTTTATGAAGTTTTGGATGAAGAACTATCCAGATGTAATCACAGGTTGGAATACAAAGTTTTTTGACTTGCCTTATTTGTGTAATAGAATTAAATTACTTACAGATGAAAAAGTTGTAAGAAGATTATCGCCTTGGAATTTAGTTAGTACCGAAGAAATAGTTGTAAGAGGTAGATCACAATTGCATTATACTTTATATGGTATTACAATGTTAGATTACCTTGATCTGTATAAAAAGTTTATTCCTGTTAGACAAGAAAGTTATAAGTTAGATTATATTGGCAAAGTAGAATTAGGTTTACAAAAAGATGAAAACCCTTATGATACATTTAGAGAATGGTATACAAAAGACTTTCAATCGTTTGTAGATTATAACATCAAAGACGTTGAGATCGTTGACCAGTTAGAAGATAAATTAAAACTGATTGAACTTATCTTAACAATGGCGTATGAGGCAAAAGTTAATTACCAAGATGTATTTTCACAAGTTAGATTTTGGGATACATTAATCTATAACTTCTTACGTAAAGATAACATAGTCATACCACCAAAAGAAGATAACTTAAAAGATGAGAAGTATCCTGGTGCGTATGTAAAAGATCCTCTAGTAGGTATGCACAAATGGATTGTTTCGTTTGACATCAATTCACTATACCCACATTTGATTATGCAATATAATATTTCTCCCGAAAAGATTATAGGTATGAAACCAAATGGTATTACGGTGAACAAGATGTTAAATCAGGCAACGCCTCTAACATATCTTAAAACGGAAGGTGCAACTATAACACCAAACGGTGCATTATTCAAAACTGATAGTGAAGGTTTTTTACCTAAACTATTAGGCAAAATGTATAATGATCGTGTAACGTATAAGAACTTAATGTTAGAGGCGAAGAAAAAATATAATGAAACAAAAGACCCTAGTCTATTAAATGAAATTGCTCGTTGTCATAATATTCAATGGGCAAAGAAGATTGCATTAAATAGTGCTTATGGTGCCATAGGTAATCAATACTTTAGATATTATGATGTAAGACAGGCAATGGCAATCACACTTGCAGGTCAGTTTGTAATTCGTTTTATTGAAAAGAATGTAAACGAATATATGAATAATATATTAAAGACACACGATCAAATAGATTATATTGTGGCATCCGATACAGATTCAATTTATCTTACATTAGACAAGTTAGTAGAACAAGTTTGTAAAGATAAATCTACTGAACAGAAATTAAGATTTATTAATAAAGTTGTTGAAGGTAGAATAGAACCATTCCTAGAAAAATGTTTTAAACAACTTGCAGAATATACTAACGCATTTGAAAATAAAATGGTAATGAAACGAGAAGTAATTGCCGACAAAGGTATATGGACTGCCAAAAAAAGATATATGTTAAACGTATTAGACGAAGAAGGTATTACGTTTGAAGAACCTAAATTAAAGATTATGGGTATTGAGGCAGTTAAGTCATCAACACCAGAGATATGTAGAACTAGAATTAAACAAGCAATTCAAATCATAATGTCAAAACAAGAAACAGATTTACACAAGTTTGTTTCAGATTTTAAACAAGAGTTTTTTAAATTGCCTGCTGAGGCAGTATCGTTTCCTAGAAGTTGTAATAATATGAAAAAATATTATTCTTCTAGTGATGTGTTTATTAAAGGTACACCTATTCACGTAAAAGGTGCATTAATATATAATCATCAAATAAAAGAATTTGGTTTACAAAACAAATATCCATTAATACAAGAAGGTGATAAAATTAAATTTGTTAAATTACTAGAGGCAAATCCATTTAAGTTTGATGTAATTAGTTATGTTACAAAGTTGCCTAAAGAATTTAAATTACAAGAATATATTGATTATGAAGTACAATTTGAAAAAACATTTATTGATCCTATTAGATTTATTTTACAACCTATTGGTTGGTCACCTGAACCAAAGGCAAGTTTAGAGGCATTTTTTGGATGATAACTTCATTAATACTTTTTTACTTCACAATCTTTGTATTCTTTCAATGGGGTCAAAGAATTGCTATGACTAGAATAGATACAAAAACATTTTTAATTTTAATATTATTATTATGGATACTTCTAAAAAATATAACGTAATATACGCTGATCCACCTTGGACATTTAAAACTTTTAGTGATAAAGGCAAAGATAGAAGTCCTGAAAATCATTATAACGTAATGAGTTTAAAAGACATATGTAATTTACCTATAAGTAAAATTGCAAATGATAATTCAGTATTATTAATGTGGGTTGTTGATCCTTTATTAGACAAAGCGTTTGAAGTTATTAATGCGTGGGGTTTTAAATATAAAACTGTAGGATTTACTTGGGCAAAAACAAATAAAAAGAGTATGGGTTTCTTTACAGGTTTAGGATATTGGACTAGAGGCAATCCTGAAATGTGTTTACTTGCAACAAAAGGTAAACCAAAACGATTAAGTAAAAGTGTACCTCAATTAGTTGTAGAACAACGTAGAGAACACAGTAGAAAGCCAGATATTATATACAATCATATTGAGAACTTATTAGAAGGACCTTATATAGAACTATTTGCTAGAACACAACGAAGTGGTTGGGATAGTTGGGGAAATCAAACAGATAAATTTAAATGACCTTGACATTAGCGATATTATATGTTATATTATGTTATATACCAATTTTAATTTTACTGTGGTTGTGGAATAATGAACGTTGATTTATATAATGAATTAAAGAATTTTGCTGATAAAGATAAACTTCCTATTGTAGATTCAATACAATTTAAAAGACTTACGGACACTTATACAAAGGAAATTTTTAGAGAAACTTTATCAGAATACATATCAGTAGAAAAACCTAAATTTCCTTTAAGAGAAATACCTTATTCAAAAATGAGAGAGGTATTTTTTGAACTTAAAAATTTTGATACTTCTAAAATATGTACACCACAAGAACAAAATCAAAATTTAGTATTTGAAAAATATGACGATTACAAATATAACTTTAAAGAATATGGTTTAGGTATTATAGACGCACCATCTATTTACAATGATGTATCAAATTATTTTCATCAACATTTAAGATTAAATTGTAGTAGTTATAGTTTTAAGTCACCATTAGATGTATGGCAAAATGGTACAGCTAAAGATATATGGAGATGTTTAGGTCCTATCTGGCGAGGTATCAACGGAATGAAACCAGTAATGGTAGAAGGTAAAGAAGAATTAAGAGGTGGTAAATTAGATGATAAGAGTTATGTATCTGCCTTTAGATTACAAACATATATTGCTACACAGTTTAAACCTAATGTTGCCAAAACAATATATCAAATGACCAATGCTAAAAAAGTATTAGATACAAGTTGTGGCTGGGGTGATAGACTTGCAGGTTTCTTTGCCAGTGATGCTGAAGAATATATTGGTTGTGATCCAAATCCCAATACTTACAAACAATATATGAAACAAATAGAAATTTATAATAGTTTCTTATCCAAACCTAAAAAAGTTACAATCTATAATACAGGTGCTGAAGATTTACCTTGGTCTGAAATAAAGGATATTGATTGTGCGTTTACAAGTCCACCATACTTTTCTACTGAACGATATAACGAAGGTGGTGAAAAACAAGAAAATCAATCTTGGTTTAAGTTTAATGAATATGAAAAATGGCGTGATGATTTTTATTTACCTGTTTCAATGAATAGTTTTAAAGCACTATCAGACAAAGGTCATCTGTTTATCAATATAATGGATCCTACAATCAAAGGCAAAAGATATTATAGTGGCGATGAATTAGTTGATAGTTTAAAAGATCACTTTGTAGGTCAAATTGGTATGAGAATAATGCAACGACCTAAATCAGATAAACTATTTGAAAGTGAAGAAGAAAAGGCCGAGTTTATGAATCGAATATATATTGAGAATGTATGGTGTTTTGCTAAAAAAGATTTAGATTACTTCAGACATAGTAGAAGAGCAACTTTATTTTAAATAAATATGAGTATGGCCATATCAAAAGCATCCTATAAAGACCTCAAAGAATATTTTGATGCGAAGAAGAGGATGTTCTTGAACCAGACGGAAAAGGATTTTGCTGTCTTGAATTCTAGCGATGAGCGGATCAAAGAGCTGTCCCATCAACTCAAAGCGCAAGTTGTTTTTTTTGAT